TATCTTAGGATCGTATAACCTTTTTTTGGAGAATCATGGCCACTTATCGACAAATATTAGATTCTGTACTGACAGAGAAGCCTGTCCTCTATAATCCAAATATTCACACTAAAAGTGGTAATGCAGTATTAGATAAGAAGGGTAATAAAATTGGTTCTTATGCTAAAAATAAAGCAGGTAAGGCAGTAGTAAAACCTTTAAAAGTAAAACCAAAACCAGAAAAAGAACCTAAGCCGGAACCAGAGAAAAAAGAAAAACCAAAATCTTCTGTTTCGGGTGGACAATTTGGATATACTGGTGATAAAGATAAAACTCTTCAAAAAGTAGATACCTCAAAATCTAAATTTTATAATGAAGATATAAAACCACCAGATAGTAAATATAAAACTCCAAAGGGGTTTGAAATAGGCCCACCACCAGAACCTTTCAAATTTCCAGAAGGTATTTCAAATGGAAAATTCCCTAAAAAATATGGTACTCTCCTTGAAAGGATGATGAATACTAAAAGGAAGGGAAAACAACCAAAAATCACTTCTTTTATTAGTGGAGGTGGTGCAGGAGTTATTTCTGCTCAAGCTGGAGAAGTAATGACTATGATGGCATCTTCCATGAGTGACGAAGAGTGGGATAAGACTTCTAAAATGTTGTTAGATCATGTAGAAAAACAAGGGAAAGTAGGTGGAATTATAGACAAGAGTTGGATAGAGGCGGCTACTAACAATAGAACTGCTATCAATAATCAGATAAAAGGCAAATATCCAGAAGGTACTGTAATTTCTCATACAGGATGGGATACTGAAGGAGATACAAATGCTATGGGGTGGTCTGATTATAAGGGACAAAAAGGATTCTCATCAGACATATATGTAAAAGTAAAAACACCAGATGGTAAAGAGTCAATGCATGAAGTTTCTCTCAAGAAAGACAAGAAAATTAATTTCTTGAATAGTGGAACTGGTAAATTTAGAAAATGGGCTAAAGACACAGAAGGTACAAAGATAGATCCTAAAGTTCATGCTAAAGGGGAAAGAGAGAGATTAGACAAATTTGGAGAAAATAATAGAGCAGAAATAGAAAAACTAACGAAGACAAGTCCAGAACTTCAAAAAATTATGAAGGATAAAGGATTTAAATCGGTTGATGATTTTTTCCCCCCAACAGATAGAGGTAGTGCAAAAGCAGCATTTACAGCAATGAATGTCATGGCAGGGTATCCAGAATTTGGATATAATAATGATACAGGAAAAGTTACACCAGATCCACCAGAAACCGATGCTCAAAAAGCTGTAGCTGAACAAATTCAAGCAACAAGACAATATGTTACAGATGCTACAAATGCAATAGTTGAAAATAAAGAATTAAAAGCAGGAATGATGGAAGAGATCAAATCAGAATTTCCAGTAAAATCTGTTGCTGAAGGTGAAGAAACTATGGCTATTGGTGATATGAGTTTGGACAAAAAAACCATGACAGATATTTTTGGTACTGATGATTTTTCAAAAATTCAAGACCATTTAATTGTAGATGATTCAGAAGATCCACCATTTTTAGCTTATGAGGGAGAAGCTGGAGGTGAAAGGTTGAGAATAGCAAGAATAGATATTAGACAGGATGGACTTGGATATGGTGGAGGTTCAATGAGATTTGATTTGAATATGGCTGATGATTTTGCAGATAGATTAGATGAAGCAAATAAAAATGTTTATGGTGAGAAAAAAGAACAATATGAATCTTTAGAGGGAGTAATCAGTAGGATGAAACGTGTTTAGTTT